TGTTTGTGACCACGATAAATGCATTACCCAACTTATAGAAAGGACTAGCGATGGTGATGTCAATTGGTAGATACTGAAACATTACTACGGATATACTTACAGGTGACTAAGAGACCGATTCCAGTTCGTTTAAAGTATAAGTATCCACCAATGCGTAAATCACATAATATAGGGACTTTTGGGTAAAACCCCCAAAACCGCGTTCTGACCGCGTAGGTCTCTAAATACCTAAAAAGTATTATGTTAGAAAATCTGGAAGGAAAGTTCGTAATAAAGGACGAGGGTAAGATCCTCGAATACGATAGATGTGGTGACCTTCCCGACGAGTTTGATCATTTGATTGAATTTGCTCCAGTGTCACCCGAACCTCCTCATACAGAGGAGCAGCATAACGAAATGAGCAAGTATACTCAATACTTACAAGAACTAGTATCAAGGGAGAGAAAGTAATGCCCGCTGTAACAAGAATAGGAGACGCAGATGTAACCCATTGTTCTGGTATGACTAGAGCAGGAGGTTCTTCTGATGTCTTTTGTAATGGTATAGGTATCTCTCGTCAGGGCGATAATAATACTGGACATCTATTACCAGGTTCCCCTTGTCCTGGTCATTCTGCACCAATTGCAACAGGGAGTACAACCGTATTTGTAAATGGCAAAGGATGTGGTAGAGTAGGGGATGGAATATCAGGTTGCACATCAGTTGCAGCAGGATCATCAAACGTTTTCGCAGGAGGTTAATTATGGCAACAACATACAGCATGGGTAAAGTAGGGGTAGACACAAAACCCAAAAAGACATCACAAGGTAGAGGAAAGCATACAAGGTATGGTGCAACCTCTAGAAACAGAGCAAAGAAGAGGTATCGTGGGCAAGGCAAATAGAATCGTAGATGGTGGAAGGAATGCAAACGTACCTGTAGATATGTCAGATGACTTCTATGATAATGGTAATGAGTATTGTAGATATTTGATTACTGATCCAAGGTCAGATGCATACCTTAAAAAATATTACGAGAAACGAGTATAAATACATTGATGAAGGTATAGTACGTTCGCAATGTCCTTGATATCAAAATCTTTTAGAGATTTTTCACTAACGTTCGAGAAGAATGCAGTGACTAATGATATCTTGTCTCTAAAAAACGAAGCTGCTATCAAAGAATCAGTAAAAAATATAGTTTTATATAATTTTTACGAAAAACCTTTTGATCCGTTCTTCGGTGGCAATATCATTGGTCTATTATTTGAGAATTCTACTTCTGGATTAGAATTAGAGGTCAAAAATAGGATTGAAGAGGCAATAGAGATACATGAACCAAGAGTAACAGGTGTTACTGTCTCTGTAGACTTTGAAGAAGATCGAAATGCATTAAATTGTTCTATTAATTATCTGATAATTGGTCTAAAACCGAAATTTGATGATGTTAGTGTAGTATTTAAACCATAATGGCATTTAATCAAGTCAATGCCCTTGAGTTCAACCAGATCAAGGCACAAATAAAAGAATATTTGAAGGCACAGTCGCAATTTAGTGATTATGACTTCGAGGGATCGTCTCTTACTGTATTAATTGATACATTAGCATACAACACATATTACACAAGTGTAAATGCTAACCTTGCAGTCAATGAGGGGTTCCTAGAAACAGCAGTTTTAAGAGAAAACGTTGTAAAACTTGCAAGAATGATTGGTTACACACCTAGTTCTGCAAAATCAGCACGTACCATAGTTGACATTGCTGTACAAACAGCATTTCCTTACCCTAAATCAGTTACAATCGCTGCAGGACTGGTTCTAAACTTTACAGGATTAGATAATAATAACTTTGTATTCTCAGTTCCGACTGATATTTCGCAATCTGTAGATAGTTTGACAGGTATTGCGTCATTTAACAATACAGTTTTGTTTGAGGGATTGTTCTTAACCGATACTTTTGTAAAAGATACTACACAAAGACAGAGATTTATACTTACTAACGAGAGAGTTGACACTACAAGCATGATTGTAGAGGTAACTTCTGGTACAATTACAGAAAAATATCTACAAGCAACCGATATTACTAAGATAGATTCTACATCTAAGGTATTTTTCTTAGAAGAGAGTGAGTATCAGATACCAGAAATCCTATTTGGAGACGGTGTGATAGGTAAATCTCTAGAAAATGGAGATGTTGTAACTGTAAAATATACAACTTCTGCAGGAAGAGGAGCAAATGGTCTAAAAGTTTTTGAAAATATCGGAACTTATCGTGATAATTTGAACAATGCGATAACTTCTGGCATTTCTATCTCTGCAGTTCAGTTCCCAGACGGAGGTGCAGAACCAGAATCTACGGAATCTATCAAATTTAGTGCACCAAAATTCTATTCTGCGTTTGGTAGAGCAGTTTCTACGCGGGATTACGAGGCAATCATACCACAAATCTATCCAAACGTCGCATCTATTGCATGTTATGGTGGAGAAGAAGCGGAACCTCCCGAATTTGGTAAGGTATTTTTAGCAATCAAACCTAAAAATGCAGATAAATTATCACTTTCTGAGAAAAATTCTGTTCTAAAGAAACTCAGAGAGTTTTCTGTTGCTGCAATTCAACCAACAATCATTGATCCGTCCATTCTTTTCATAGATTTAGTGAGTTTTGTGTACTATAACCCCAATAATACACGTAGAGAACCCGCTGAAATTAAGAATTTAGTGATTACTACCCTAACTGCACTTAATGCAAGTGGTGAATTTAACAAGTTTGGTGGTAAATTCAAATATTCTAAGGTTCAAAACATCATTGACGCTGCAGAAAGATCAATTACGTCTAATATTACTCGTGTAACAATGAGAAAGAACGTTACAGTTGATCTAAACACTCGTGTTAACTACAAAATTTGCTATGGTAACAGAATTAACAAGCAAACATCTACAGATCCCGCTGTATTATCAAGCGGATTTAAGATTGTAGGTGATGATGTTAATACTTACTTCTTAAATGACGATGGTACAGGCACATTAAGACTATACTACGTCAAAGGAACTGGTGAGTTTGAGTATATTGATGGATTATGGGGATCTGTGGATTATGATATGGGAGAGATTGTAATTAATGACTTGATAATACAATCTACTAGTGTAGCAAATAATACATTGCAGATAAAAGCTACACCTAAGTCAAATGACTTGGTTTCTCTCCGAGAAACTTATATTACTATGGGTATAGATAACTCAGTAATTACTGTAATAGAAGATACTATCAGTAGTGGTTCAAATCTTTCTGGAACAGGAGTGATTCCAGAATCTAGCTATTAATCCAATATGACAAATAGTTCATGGAGAGTTGGATCGTGGACAACACCCACAACAACGGTCACACAACCACCTGTACCGTCTGAGGTCAGTCCAGAATCCAGATCAAAAATATCGACAAGCATATCAGGGCAATTTCCGCAGTTTATACGGGAAGAGTTTCCTACGTTTATAGATTTTGTCAAAGAATATTATAAATCACAAGAATTAAAGGGATATTGCTTCGATATAATACAGAACTGGTCGGATTATTACAATATTGACAATTATGGCGAATTAGTTACCACTACAACTCTAATTTCTACACTTACAACGTCTTCTACATCGGTTGACGTTGAATCTACTCGTGATTTTCCTGCAGAAGGACTATTATTAATAGATGATGAGATAATTTACTACCAGAGCAAAGGATCTACGCTGTTTCAAGACTGTGCACGTGGATTTAACGCTGTAAAAGCAGTTGGATTACGAGAAGACTACAAATTTGAGTCTACAGTCGCTGCAAGTCACGCTCTAGGTGCTGAAGTTGTTAACTTGAACAATATTTTCCCACTTTACATGCTTGGGAAGTTCAAAGAACAGTTCCTAAACACATTTCCGAAGAATTTTGCAGATGGTGTTACAGAAAGCACCGTAATTAAACGTATTAAGGACTTCTACTCGTCAAAAGGCACAAGTAGGTCGTTCCAGTTTGTGTTAAGGTCACTTTTTGGCGTAGAGTCGGAAGTATCGTATCCTAGAGAGCGAATATTTAAACCTAGTGATGCATTTTACACTTCTAGAGAAATTATCCGTGCAGTTCCTATAAAAGGCAACCCAATAGAACTTGTAGGCGAAGTATTGTACCAAGATGCGGATCCAAACGACTCAAATATCGGATCTGCGAGAATTTACGTCAAAGGAGTCGTAGAAGTCTTTACAGAGAACGGAACAATCTACGAAATTGACGTAGACACCAATAATTCACTCGGAACCTTTGCAACTCCGTATAAAACAACTCTAGCACAAGATTTAGGTGCTAATTTGACCGATACTGTTGTTACAGTTGACTCTACACTAGGATGGCCTGAAACAAACGGTAAATTTAGGATAGAAGACGAAATAATCAGTTATACCGATAAAACAGTTACACAATTCCTTGGTTGCAACCGTGCAAGAGAGAATTCAAGCAATGTAGCACATGATGCGGGTCAAGACGTCATTGCTGCGTTTAGAATCTACGGTAATTCCAATGTAGACGGTTCTGAGATACAATTAAAGATATTTGGTGGTACTAGAGGTGTAATACTCAATAATGGTGGAAGATACTACTTACCAGACTCAAAAGTTACTACTCCCGCTGCACCAGGTTTTGATAGCATAGATCCTATATGGGATAGTTTTATATACAACGTACGACGTGCTCTCAGAGGCGTCTCAGCGACGCTAGAAGCACCCGCAAGCGATGGATCAGTTAGATGTACCGTAATCACTAAAGAGAAGCATAGATTGGTCAGAAATGACACTGTTAGAATATTAAATGCTCCAGAAGACATTTACAACAATAATCACACTGTTGTAGGTGTTGTTGATGAGTTTACGTTTGAGTTTGTCTTCTCATCATCTCCTGCACAAGGTATTAGTGGATTTGAGTTCTTTATTGCCAGAGAATTTGCATTTGGTGCTAGTGACGACAATTCTATCAATATTGCTATAAAAGACACTACTGGTGATGTACAGAACACATATCAGTCTGATACTCATGCAATAGTCGCTAGTACAGGTGTACCAACACATAAAGTAGGACCTTTTGCTCCTACAGACCTAGATCCTGGCAATCAGAGGTATTTAAAACGTATTCCTCTAAAACCAAGTATTAAATCATCAAAAACACCAACTCCTGTTGGTCAAGTCGGTATTGGTACTAATGGTGTCCCATTATTCTCATTTAAGTCTGAAACTAAGACAAAGTATGGCGGATTGAAGAATATTGAAAGAATTGACGGTGGAAGCGGATATGATATTACAAACCCTCCTACTGTAGAGTTTGAGGCAGAATATAAACTTAGCACAACATATGCGTCTGGAATTAGAGTAACATATCAGGGAAGAAGGTATAAAGCACTTAATCCTGCTAAATCTTCCGCAACACTGTATCCATTACACACTGCAGGAATACAAACTGTAGGATTGATTGATTGGGAGTATGAAGGACAGAGTGCAGAAGCTGCGGTTGTCATTACAGGTTCCGTAACTGCAATCAACGTTACGAGTGGAGGTGCGGGATATAAGACGCAACCAATCGTTTCTATTGTAGGTGGAGGAGCGATAAGCGGAAATCAGGCGTATGCTACCGCACAAATTACGGATGGTACCGTAACAGGTATTACTATTGTAAACGGTGGTGCGGGATATACAAGTATTCCTACCATAACAATATCAGGAGGAGGCGGAGTTGGTGCTACTGCAGTAGCAGTTTGTCGAGGTCCTGTAGAAACTATTAACATAACAAACGCAGGATCGCAGTATACATACGAACCAACCATCAATTTAATAAGTGGAAGCGGAGCTGTTGCGTATCCATCAATACTGAATGGAAAGATAGAGAGTATAATCGTAACATTCGGTGGTAGTGCATACTTCGGTCCTCCAGACGTTATCATTACTGGTGACGGTGTAGGTGCAACTGCGTTTGCTACTGTTGACCTAACCACAAACATCGTTACAGGTATTACTGTATCAAGTAAAGGTATTGGGTATACTGCGGGTGCTACAAGAGTTGACATCGTATATCCTGGCTCAGGTGCACGATTCCAAACTAGATTGACGGAACTATCCGTAAACGAAGCAGCAACAGGATTAGAACTAGGTAGTAGTACATTTGTATCACCTAAGACTACAGACGTTTTTGGTGGTGGGTGTTTCCAAGGAGAAAACTTCTTGATCTACGGAGGAGAGTATGGATACTTATATAATCCCAAGCAACTAAGATTCTTACTTAAAGATAGTATTGGTTTAGATAATAACGGAAACTTACAGGAATTACCTCCTACAGTGCACTCACCTATTATTGGTTGGGCATATGACGGACATCCAATATACGGACCTTACGGATTTGTAGATCCTGAGAATAGTGCACCATTTAATGCTTACAAACGTATTAGAAGTAGTTACAGAGTAAAGACTACCAGAGATGCTCTTCTAAGCGGTCTCAGTGACCCTCTAGGCACTTATCTTGAGGATTATGAATATGTGGAAGGTCTAGGCGACTTAGACCGTTATAATGGTAGATTCTGCGTTACTCCAGAATATCCAAATGGAGTCTATGCGTATTTTACAACTATTACAGGTACAACTGGTAATCCCGCATTCCCATACTTTATTGGATCAGAGTTTTATGGTGAAGCGGATCAAGTAAACTGGGATGGTAATGGATTGCAGAAAAACTTTACAGAAGATGCAATACGTTACAGAGCACCATTTATCGGTGTGGACAATATTGTTGCAAGAAGAAAAGTATTAGACAACAAGATTGACTTCTTCCTTGCATTAGAAGATAGTACAACTCTTATCGTCATGGAGACTGGTGAGACGTTGACATATATTGAGGATGGTATTGGATACTTCAGTTACTATCCGTTTATTAGAGGAGGTCAAGCGGATTCTCTAGTTGTATCATCTACAAATAAGTTTTCTTCCGCAAACATTGACCAGTATCTTGTAGAGGGTGGCGGTAAAGGATATAAGGTAAATGACCGATTGCAGTTTGACAATACAGGAACTGGCGGAGAAGGTGTTAGTGCTGTCGTAGCACAAGTAGAAGGAACAACTGTAAGTAGTCTTGCTAGTGTGTACGCTTCAGTATCTGTGGAAGGTTTAGACTTATACTACGGAGCTGTCACTACTGCTGAGGCACATTTACTACAAGCGGGAGATATTATTAATATATCCGCAACTGATAATGCCAATACTAGATCTTTAACAAGTAAAGTTATCAATGGTAACTATCACTTCAAATACTTTAATCTAGTAAGTATGAAGTTGTTAGACCCATACGCAACCACTTCTTCATATACTACTGGAGATCTAGTACATGTTGCAAATAGAGTGTATAGAGCAGTGCATCCTGCAGGAACATCTGGAACGAATGCACCTACACATACATCAGGAGTAGCATCTGACGGAGCAATGCAATGGGAGTTTATAAGAATACGTACAGATGGTAACTTATATCAAAATGGGTGGACTACAAACTCAGGAGGATCTAATTACCTAGACGGAACTTACTCAAACGTTCCATTAGTATCATCAACAGGAGATGGTAAGGATGCTAAAGCAACCATAGTTATTGGTAGTGGTGCTGTTCAAGCAATTACAATTACAGACTTTGGATATGGGTATGATGTTGGAGATCAGATTAGTGTTGACAATCTTAACGTAGGAAACAACCCAAGTGGTGCAGGATTCCTCATCACATTGACACAAGTTGTAAGAGAGGTAGAGTGTAAGACAAATAATGCTCATCAACTAGGTGTAGGATCTCTAGTCAATATCTCAGGTGTCTCACCTGTGTCTTATAATAAGGCAAATTACATCGTAGATAGGATAGACTCACTCAATAGGTTTATTGTCAAGAGAAACTTTGCTTCTACCACTTCAGCAAATGTTACAACAGGTAATGGTGGCAATCCTGCAGACGTTTTCGTCAAAGAACCAAATCTATCAGTAATAGATGGTCACTCATATGTGTTTGACACATCTGATGCAAGTAATAGTGGTAAAGTATTGTCATTTACACTTGATCCTGCAAATACAGACATCTTTACTTACAAAAACATTATTGAAGAGTCTAGAGACCCTATAACTAACGAACAAAATTCAATTACAACAAAAATAACAGAATTACCTGGCATTTTCTACTATCACGATGTAAAACATCAAATTACTGCACCAAACACATTTACAGTTTCAGTTCAACTTAAAACAACAGATCATCCTCTATTCGGTCAAGGATCTGGTAAAGGATATTGGATGACAGGTGATAAGTATGGTTCTCTTGAGCAATCTCCATCAATCACAATGTCTCGTGGATTGACTTATACATTTGATCAAAGTGATGTATCAAATGTTACACATGCTATCTACTTCTCTGAGAGTGAGGACGCATATGGTGGTGTTCTTAGGTATGAGGTAGGAGTTGTTTACAGAATTAACGGAGATGTGGTTTCTTGGGATGATTATAATTCTAATTTTGCAAGTGCGACTACTAGAAGCGTTTCTATTACACCTTCAGTCACTTCTCCTGACACATTACACTATGTTTGTCAAAACCACGCTTATATGGGCAACGCAATCACAATTAAGAGTGATGTAACCAATAGTAGGTATTTTACAATCATTAATGACCCAATATTAGGGACACATACAGTTATATCGAAAACTGACACTTCATTTACCTATAAACTTGCTGCAGCACCCGAAACTGGTTATAGTGTCGGATTAACTTACTCTACAAACTCAGTATACCCAACTGGAGGTATTGCAACCATAACAATTGGTGATAGTGGAAGAAACTACCAATCATTACCTAAATTAAGCGGTTCTACTAGATCTGGATCAGGTGCTACTGCCATAGCGACTATTTCTGGTGGATTATCTAATGTATCAATAACAAACAATGGATCTGGATATAATCCTGCAGCATTGCCCACTTGTGTTGTTACAATGCCTGATTTTGTAGATTTGACTCTAGGAAACGTATTAGGTAACTTCTTACCAGACGAAATCATCATTGGTAAGGCAATCCAAGATAATAACACTGCTAGAGGTAAAGTTATTAACTGGAACCCAATTACATCAATATTAAGATTACAACCATTACAGAACACTAGAACAGGTGCGGGTCAGAAAGGATATATCATGTTTAATGCGGGTAAGACATACAATATAAACCCATCACAAATTGACGCAGTAGGATACGATGATCAGTTTGAGTTTGCAGTCCATGATGCAAAAACAGGAGATCCAGTCAAATATGTCTCAGCTGAGACTAACCCAATCAGTAATATGGTTGTTGGAGAAACTTACTATGTAATCAACATAGGTGATGCAGGACGTGTGAAGTTAGCACTTACACCACAGTTAGCAGAGGTGGGTACGGCAATCACCATAACCAATTCTGGAACTGGCACACAGTCATTTAATATTCGTTCTTTAGTTTACACAGGTGGAAACTCTGTAGCAACTATTGAGAATATAAGTGGATCACAGGCAACAGTCGCTGCAGCAGTATCTGGTGCGGGTAAAGTATCAGAGGTTAATGTTACAGGTGCAGGAACAAACTATAGAGCTGCTCCTCAAATATTGTTTGATGACCCATACTACGGTATAATCTCAACTGTCTCAGTTAAGACTCAATCTTCAACAAACTACGGATCATCTCAGACATACACAGGTGTCCAACAAAAATCAATAGCAGGAACTAGTGCTACTGGTGCAGTATTCACTGTGGTAACTGATGGTAACGGAACTATTGAGTCTGTAACAGTAACAGATGGTGGCACATCATATAATATCGCTGACGAAATTACAATCTCTGGTGCTGACCTAGGTGGATCCGATGGAGCAGACGACGCAGTTCTAAAACCTGCGACAATGACATTTACAGATGTAGCAACAACAGAAACATTGTTAGATGCATCAATAGACTCTGTTACTGTTACTAACCAAGGATCTGGTTATCTCTCTGCACCTAATATTACAGCACAAGGTGGTAATGGTATCAATGCATCATTGAATGCACTAATATTGAATGAAGGTGTAGTATCAATCAACATATTGGCAGCAGGACAACAATATCAAAGTCCTCCAATTATTAATGTTGAACAAAGACTTGGAACTGGTGCATCTATACTTCTTAAATCATCAAATATGGGAGAGATACTTAAGATTGGTGGTGAGAACATTACATTTAACTATAGTCACGATAGAACACTTAAACCTAAGTTAAATACAACTTATAATTTACAATTAATCAGAACTCAGATCATTGATTACCTTGATGTAGTAAATGGTGGTGCAAACTTTGTATCTACACCTGAGATTATACTAGAGGGTGGTCAAGGTTCATTATTTGACTTAAAACCAATAGTCCAAAACGAAATTATACAGGCAGTCAATGTAGAAAATGCGGGTAGAGGATTTACGTCATCACCAACGGTAAGAGCAAAGGTCAGTCACACATTTGTAGCATTACAGTCAAGCAGTACAATAAACTTCCCATATAATGCAAAAATACCAACAGGAACAAAAGTAACACTTGTAGAGACATCGGGATTACTTCCTTCACCATTACAGACAGAAACAACTTACTTTGCTGTTGCAGCAACAACTGCTAATGGTTTGGCAGATAGTCAGATAAAACTAGCAACTAGTCTTGCCAATGCTAACACTGAGACTACAATAACATTTACAAGTGCTCCTATAGGCGATCCTGTAACTGGTCAAACATACTTTACAGTTGAGACAACAGACTTAGGTGACAATATTGTTGCATATACCAAACCCGCCACTTTTGCTATCGGAGAAAGGATATATCAAGGTGCATCTACTACATCCTTTACTGCATTTGGATTTATCAAGGATTGGGACGCATCTGGTCGTGTTGTTAGTGTAGAACTTGTAGAAGGTGACTTTGTAGTAGGTCAACCTGTATTTGGTGAAGAATCAGCAGCGTTTGGTCAAATACATGCGTTCGATAGAGCAGATGCCGAATTTGTAGTTTCACCTATTAGCACATCTGCAGCAAACTGGGAGAAGACCACTGGATTCCTAGATCTTAACGAACAACGTGTATATGACAGTAATAGGTTCCAAGAATTCTCTTATGATATATCATCACCTATAAACATCACAGATTGGAAGAATCCACTCAAGTTTGCAGCACACCCTGCAGGATTTAAGGTTGTTGGTACACAAGTATTGACACAATCAGTCAAGAAAGACTTTAGACCTAGATCTACACTTAACTTAAACCCAAGTAACACATTTGACTGGTGGGTGCCAAATACAAACAGTATTGGAACTACTTTTAATGGCACGACATTTATAACACCAAAACCATCTGCTAAAGCAACTGGTAAGTTATCACAGATTAATAACTTTGCTTTATCAAAACCAGATTATAGTGCATTGGTTCCTACAGAGGTTTCTATCTACGGAAAACAGTTATTAGACGTTCAGAAGATCTTATCTTGTATCTCATATAAGATTGATGATATTAGTGATAGAACTTTAACATTTGATGGATCTAGCACTGCTGTTGTAGATGGTGTAGATGACAAAATCACAATCACTAATCATGGACTTGTAGAAGGACAACAGGTAACTTATTTCTCTGGTGGAGATAGATTCTTAGATGCTAGAGATCTAATTGTAAACAATATTGATTATATTGTAGAAGAGACTATTGGATTCCTAAATGCACAATATCCAACATTACAGTATGGTCAGGCAAAATGTGCTAGAGATACTAGACTTGTAGTTGCTGCATGGACTAATGATCTTAAGTATGGTGGTAATTACTTTAGTATAGATGCTGCACAGTCATACACAGATGGAACTGGTGTACAACACGTAGCTGGTGAAGAAACAGAGACAATATATGCATTTAACAAGGCAAGAGATTTATGTCTACTAGCAGTTACAAATGATCTTCCAGTAGGCACATATACAAACATAGTGCCACAGACAGACTTAAGTATTACAAACGATTCTGGCGGTTGTGCAGATGTCAAGAGTGCAATTACTGTATTTGCAGGAATAGTTACAGGTGCTATATCAGATCCAACTGCTGCGTTACCATCATTAGATATTGGTAACTATCCTAACAATAGATCTGGAACTCCTATTGGTGGACTTACAAACGCTGCAAAATATTACGTTAAGATTGTAGATGCTAATACAATAAGACTATCATTGACAGAGGGTGGTGCTGACATCAACCTTACATCTCAAGGATCAGGTGTAGGACACTCATTGAGATGTTTCATAGATGGTATCAATGACTCATTTAAGTTAAGAGTCAATGGTGTTGATCTTAATACTCAAATTGGTAAGACTGCATCTAACACACAACTATTATTATCTGTAAATGGATTGATTGCAAACCCTGCAACATATACACTGTCAAATAACATTGTAACATTTATCACACCTCCATTAGCAGAGACTAGAATTATTGCAATGTATTTTGATCGTGCAGATTATACTACTTCGTTTATACTAGATCAGATTGGTGATGAGATAAAATCCTTTGATGTTGCAAATGGTCTTACACCTGGCTCAGGATATAGTGATGGCACATATACTGCAGTACCACTTAAGAATAGATTAGGTTCTGGTATCGGTGCAACTGCTGACATCACAGTTACAAATGGTGCAGTATCAAATGTTACATTAGTGTCTGCGGGTAATGGATACACTGATACAGATGTACTAGGTATATCTGATCCTCGTGTTGGAGAGCAACTAGTCAAGCATTTTCTTCCTACAAATGGAACATATGCTCCTACATCTGGTGAGATGGTATTGACCATAGGATCTGGTCATGGTTTATCTGCACCTACAACACATACACCTTCAGATGCAACATACGATCCTAATACTGGTTTGATGGTGGTAACTATTAACAACCACGGACGTGTCAATGGTGATTTTGTTAAGTTTGCAGATGGTTCATTGACATTTAGTTGTACTTACGGTGGTGGAGGTAATGAATCATATCCTCGTTCTACAGACTATGCATCAGATAGATGGTTAGAAGCATTTGATTGCACTACCAATACATTTACAGTACAAGTTCTTGATAGTATTCCTTCTACTGATCTAAGTCCACATGTATTCATATCAGCAGCATCAAATAGCGTTAAGTTTGCAATATCTACAGTAAGGATTGCTAATGAGTCATTGAGATTTAGTTGCAACTATGGTAGTGGTGGTACAGCAGCATATCCACGTGCTACTGACCCAATCGGTACACAAGGTAAGATGAAAGATGTACCAGTTGAGGCGGTAACAAGCACTACGATTACAGTCAATGCATTAAACGGAACATCACCTACAAACACTGACACACACGCATGGCAAGGATTGTCAACATACCAATTCCAACCATCAGATATTACTTACACACCTAGCACAGGTGAAATGGTCTTGACAGTAACTGGTCATCCATTAATCAAAGGTGACAGAATATTCTTTGCTAATAACTCATTAACATTTACATGTGGTCTAGACAACAATGCTACACAGCACACATATCCTAGAGTTGGAGATCCATCAGAAGGTGCATGGCATACTATTGACGCTGTAACTGCAGATACATTTACAGTCAACGTAGGTGTATCATCTGATACATCAACACATACATTTGTGAGTGCCACTTCTACAGCTGTCACACGAGCAGTTGTCAGTTATGGTGTATATAAGTATAGCAAAGTTGCAGATGCAGGAAATCTACTTAGACTCAATCAAGAATTTATTGCTACAACTGCATATGGTAGAATGCAAGCAGACAACCCATCATTCTCTGGCATCTACAAGACCAAGTGTATTCGTGATACAAAGTTACTAATAGATGCAGTTGCAGATAACGTAGAATTTGGTGGAAACGATGCAACATATGATGCTGCTAATTTCTATGTTGGAACTGTTCATCTAAATGGTGAAGAAGGTGAGTCTGTACAGGTATTCAATCATGCTAGAGATATTTGTCGTCAGGTAATGCGTAACCTTACAGTTACTACGAATGGTGACACTGTTGGTGCACAAATCAAAGACAATACAATTAGTAATGACTCTGGTAGCACAACATACTCCGAGGCATGCTGTGTCGATACTGCATCAACAATATCTACATTATGGGCGATTGTAACTCAGGCAGTAGGAACTGGTGCTCACACATTCGTAAGTTCCACATCTAATAACATCACAGTTACTGGTGGTGGTAGCGGACCTTTCACTGCTGTTGCTCCAACAACATACGACAATACTACAGGTCTTATGGAGATGACGATTGGATCTCACTCACTCACAACAAGTGATACAGTGACAATCTCCGCCAACTCAATGACATTCACATGTGCCAATGATAACAATGCAACGAACCATACTTACCCACGAACAAGCGATCCTGCATATAATACAGCAGTTGCTATTACTGCGGTTACAGCGACAACAATCACAGTAAATGTTGGAACTAATAGTGGTAACTTAAATGGTATTACCAGAACAAATTCAGTACAACCATTCTTCCAGATAAACGTTGGTGATGTAACATTTGATGGTAGTGATACTACATTTACTACACTGTCTGGTGGATCAACACAAGTATTGCCCGCAAATGACAACTTCTTAATTTTCTTGAACAGCACCTTACAGATTAAGGGTAGTTCTAAGGCATACAACTACACAGGTAGCACAATTACATTTACTGAGGCACCTCTAGCGGGTATGGACTTCTATGGATTCTACTTTGGTAAATTGACACAGTTAGATGCTATTGAACCATTCTTTGATAATAAGAAAAAGACATTTACCATGAAAGAGAATACTGAACCATTCTCATTAGAAAGTGATAACGCTGCTGTACAAGCACAAAACAACTTACTCATATTCTTAAATGGTGTATATCAAGAACCTGGCGTTGCATATACATTGACAGGATCTATCATTGAGTTTAGCGAAGCACCTAGAGCAGGATCTGATTGTATTCTATTCATCTACACAGGTAGTCCAAACGATATATTGATAAGCAATACATTCAACTCTATAGATCCTGGCGACAGAGTTAAGATCTCTAGTGAGGGTTCAGATCGTTTAGTTGCTACTGTATCAAGTTCTACCACTATTGACAGTTACGAGTATACAGGTCTAAAACCAAGCACTGCAGAATTTACAGCAGTCGTTACTGGCGGACAAGTAACACAGGTCAATATAACAAATGTAGGATCTAACTATGAGGTTCCACCTATCCTATTATTCCAAGGTGGAGGTGGAGATGGTGCGTCTGCTGAGACTACTATTGAGACTGGAAGTGGTAAGGTTTTATCAGTTATAAATCTAAAGGGTGGAGCTGGATATACCAGTGCACCGACTGTTATTGCTGTGCATCCTCTAGCACTAGAAAGAAGACAAAGAGATAGAATTTTATCCAACTCACTGTCACTTGGTATAACATATTTGACATCCACATTATCATCTAGTGGAACTACATTAAATCTAAAAAATGTATACTTTAATTCTACACAAAAAAATGGATTCCCTGACGAAGGTGAGGTATTAGTTCCATTCTACAATACTGTTGAACAAGTTTGGTCATGTGAAAGAATATTGTATGCATCTAAAAATACTTCATCAAATACATTGACAGTCGCTACAAATGGTAGAGGACATGAAGGAACTACAGCATCAATTCACACAGTATTGACTGGTACATATAATTCGTCAGGAACCACATGTACAGTTTCTACATCATCTAACCACAATTTCACTACAGGTCAGAGAATAGTCTTAGACTTTGATATTGGATCTGGTAGTGGTGATGGAATCAACGGAACTTACACAGTTACCGTTACTGGAAGCAATACATTTACTGTAGAGTTTCCATTCTCGCGGACAACAAGCGGAAACACCAGTGTTTGCCCAGAAGTTCGTCTGAGATCATTATAAATAACCAATAAAGCTTATATTGCGATGGCATTAGTTACAGACAATTTTAGAATATACGCTGCTGAAAGCTTTAGAGATACCTTGCAGACCACCAATAAGGTGTATATGTTTGTCGGTAGAGCAAAGACTTGGGGTAGTACAGATGTACCACCTACAGGAGAACCTCTTGATAGTTTCGAGTATGCGAGAACTTCTTATGGTGACTCCGTTGCATTTAAGCGTGTTGACATATCCGATACTGCTCTGGTAATACCAAGAGTTGACTGGATAGATCCTGCAAAAACAACTGGTGGAGTAGGACGTACATACTCAATGTATAAACCTGATTATGCACCAACAAAAACTACTGCAAACGGTTCTTCTAGACTGTATGACAGTAACTTCTATGTTATGAACTCAGACTTTAATGTCTACAAGTGTCTATACAATGGTCAAAACCCTGACTTCCCAAGAGGACGCCCCTCATTGGTAGAACCTACAGGAACATCGACAACTATTATTGAGACATCAGATTCACCTGGCGTATATTCCTATCGTTGGAAATATCTTTATACTATTGATGCTGATAATATTCTAAAGTTTGTTACTACAGAATTTATTCCTGTATTGTCAAACTCACTTGTAAAATCTGCAGCAAACTCAGGATCTGTTGATACTGTTGTTATTGAGAATGCAGGATCTGGTTATAACAATGGAACATTCACTAACGTTCCTATTCGTGGTGATTATAATATTAACGGTGGAACTCAAGCACTATGTACAGTGATTGTAGTATCTGGTTCTGTATCATCCGTCACAATAACTCAAGCGGGTTCTGGATATAGTTTTGCATCTATTGATGTAAGTCTTATTCCTAACATTGGTAATGGAACTAACGCTAATCTTGACGTTATTCTTCCTCCTAACGGTGGACATGGTTTTGATTCTGTAAGAGAATTAGGTGCATATCGTCTTATGTTTGCTAGTAAGTTAGAAACTACTAGTGCATTTGTTGACTTCCCTAATGACTTGACTTACAGAAGAGTTGGTCTTGTATTAAATCCTACTGATTATAACACAACAACTATTTGTAGTCAGAATACTAGATCTGCGGTGAAGGCATTGATATTCCCACAATCAGGTGCAGGAACACCTAGTGGAACATTTGTAGCTGGTGAGACTATCACTCAAGCAACAACTAATGCAAAAGGATTAGTTGTATCATATGATACAATAACTAAAGTCTTAAAATACTATCAGGATGAGACTGATGGTACTGTCAATGGTGATGTAATTCCGTTTTCTGGTTCTAATCAGATTACTGGATCTACAAACTCTTATACTGCAACTCCAGACAGCACATTTGGAACTTCCTCAGTTCCGTTGACACAGATAACTATTGGTGTATCTGTTTACGAGTTAGGTTTATCATTTGTTCAAGGTTATGCCAACGAAGAAATTGAACTAAACTCAGGTGAAATATTATACCTAGATAATAGGATCCCGATCACTCGTTCGGCAGACCAAAACGAAGAGCTAAAAGTAGTAATTGAATTCTAAATGGCACAGAATACAAACCTCAACATAGCTCCTTACTTCGATGATTTCGACAAAAGCAAGGGGTTCTTAAAGGTTCTTTTTAAGCCTGGTTTCCCAGTCCAAGCAAGAGAACTTACAACACTGCAAACTTTATTGCAAGATCAGATAGACACGTTCGGTCAAGGTGTCTATAAAGAAGGTTCTATGGTGGTGCCTGGCGGTATTACTCTGAACAAGGATGTGCCATGTATCTTGATTCAGAACAATTACCTCAACCTAGACGTAGAGAATTATAGAACTGCATTAGATGGACAGATTATTAAAGGATCTACCTCTGGTGTTCGTGCCCGTATTCTATTCTCTATTAGTTCTAATACATCATCTAAAAGTCAGATAACATTTTATCTTAACTACTTACAAAAAGCGGAAGATAACGTTACTAGCACATTTACAGATGGAGAAACATTTGTTTGTGAGACTGATATAACATACGCATCGACAACTATCGCTTCTGGTACACCTTTAGCACAGTTGCTTAACTCATCCTCTACATCGAGAGGATCTACTGCTAGTGTAGGTGCAGGAGTATTCTTCACAAGAGGATATTTTGTTAATGTTGCAGCACAGACAGTCATACTAGATCAGTATGGCACAGAACCATCATACAAAGTAGGATTAAAAGTAGAAGAGAGAATTATAACTGCTGATGAAGACGCAAGTTTATATGATAATGCTATTGGTAGCACAAACTTCTCAGCACCTGGTGCAGATAGATTTAAAATTACTCTTACCTTAGTTAAGAAATTAACAACAGCACCTAACTCTGCTGACTTTATAGAATTACTAAGGACTGACACTGGTAAGATTGAGAAGAAAGTAGAACGTAGTGATCTAGGTTTTATCAATGATATTCTTGCTACTAGAACAAAAGAGGAATCTGGTAATTACTATGTTAAGAAATTTAAGATAGATGCTAGAGAAAATCTAAATGATGGATTTAATAATGGTATATACGAAGCAGCAGATCTAACATCTAGTGGTGCAACTCCTTCTGAGGACAAGATATCCTTACAATTATCCTCTGGTTGTGCATATGTACAAGGTTATAGAACAGAGAGATTATCTACAACGTATAAAGATGTAGATAAACCAAGAAGTTTTACTACTGAATCAAACAAAACACTGACATCAGACTTTGGTAACTTTGTCTTTATGACAAATTTACATGAAGCACCTAGATTATATGAGACAATAAATTTACAAGATCTAGAGACATCAACACCTGGCACAGCAGCAGGGCAAACAATTGGTAGGTCAAGAGTTGTTAACTTTGCATTTGAGTCTGGTAACATTGCAGGAGATTCTTCTACAGTATATCGTGCAAACTTTATTGATACACAGTTTTATACACAAATAACCACTGGATCTACTAGTGGTAGTCAAGGAGACCTAGTTGTAGGTGCTACTAGTGGTGCTACAGGATTCCTTGCTGCAGCAGTATCATCAAGCACTACAACATTTTTATATGGTGTTACTGGTACATTTGTATCAGGAGAAGTTCTTAAGAAAAATAATGCGTCAGGTGCAACTTATGGAACTATTAGTGCGATAAGAACATTTGGATTTGGTGATGTAAAACAATATCATTTTGCAACTGGTGGTGGAACTGCTGATGCAGTATTAGATGTTAAGGTAGCATTGCCTGGTTCAGGTCCTATTCTTAGTTCTGTATCAGGAACTGGTACAAGTGCTACAGGAACAATCTCATCTACACTGTCTAACTTTAAGTCTCAATTGAGAATAGGAGACGTTGTAGAGTTCTCAAACAATAACTTAGCACATAGAGCAAAGGTTGTAACTGTAAATAATAACTTTACATTTACTATTCAATCGTTAACATCAAATAACATTGCTGATGGTGCACTTACAAGTCCTGTTGTTAGAACAAGACCAGAATTAAAAGAAGCAAATAAGAAGCAACTATTGACTCCTTTAGGATATTCTGCTGTTAAAAATACTAATAATAACAATACAATCAATCCATCAGGACGTTTTAGAGTAAGTGTTACTGGTATTAGTGTTAGTGGTGGTAATGCTACTGCTACTGCAGGATCTGGTTTAAAATGGATCAATGGAGCAAATAACGATGACTTCTTAGTTATTGTTACTGCAGGATCAGGTGCGGGCGATATCATGTCTGCTAACAATGGATTTACAATTAATGGTGATACAACAAATACAGAAGACTTAGCACTACAAGGTCTAAGTGGTGTAAGTTCTATTGATGTTATTGGAACTGTATCAAGTGCAGATAGATCTGGTAAGGCAAAAACTACACAAAGAATGAAAGTTCTAGAGATAAATGATTCTCTAGGATCAGCAAATGGTTTAAACCAAGTAACTGGTGGATTTGGAACTAGGGTTGAAGATAGTTCTATATCTTTAGGTTGTGCTGATGTAATTAAAATTAAGGCAATATATGAGTCTACAGATTCTAACTCTGCTGTCATACCTAACTTACAATACACAAACTTACTAGGAAGTCTTGCAATAGACGATGTAATTCAAGGTGATGCATCTGGATCTAGAGCGAGAATAGTATCTACAACTGGTAATGTGATTTACTTCATTCCTGTAGAGGACGATAAGTTTACAGATGGTGAGACAATTACTGCACCTAATGCAACATTGAAAATTGTAACTGGTGGACTACAACCAGGTTCTACTGATATCACAGATACATTTGATCTTGATAGTGGTCAGAGAGATCAGTTCTATGATTATTCTAGACTTGTTAGAAAAGCAGGATTTGCAGAACCAACTCATAAAATCCTTGTTATCTTTGATAGATTCTTTACATCAAACGGATCTAACCCATATACAGTTGATTCTTACTCTGAGGCAGACTATAAAATTATTCCACAATACGAGGGAACTCAACTTAGAGATGTAATTGATTTCCGTCCTATTGTACCAGAACAGTTTGGAGGAAGTGGATCACAAGCATCTCCATACACACTAACTGCTACAAAATATTTTGACTTTAATAATAGAGCATTTACAAATAATGAGGTAGGATTACCTGGCATTAGTGATACAACAACACTAAGCATACAATATTATCTACCACGTGTTGATAAATTATTCCTCAGTAGAGACAGTGTATTCTCTATAGTAAAAGGTGCACCTAATACTAGACCACAACCACCAGAGGACATAGAAGATGCAATGCTTCTTGCAACAGTATCTTATGCTCCATATGTGTTTAATGTTGAGGAAGATGTCACTATTGTAGAGACAAACTTCAAGAGATATACCTTTAGAGATATACAGGTATTAGAAGATAGAATCAAAACACTTGAATTCTATACACAGTTGTCACTATTGGAAAGTGAGACTGCAAATATGGAGATTAGAGACTCTAGTGGTCTTAGCAGATTTAAGAATGGTTTTATTGTAGATAACTTTGCATCTCTTTCTACTGCAGATACATTACATCCTGATTATAGAGTATCAACTGACTTTGAGAGAGGACAAATGCGTCCTGCACACTATACAACTCAGGTTCCTCTACAATACAGCACATCATCACAAAACGTGCAACAGACTGATGATATTATTACATTACCTTATACATCATCTGTTCTAATTGACCAACCATATGCATCTGCTGTTGAGAATGTAAACCCATTTAACGTATTCACATACACTGGTGATCTAGAGTTATATCCAGAGTCTGACAACTGGGTAGATACAAAATCTCTTAATCCTATCCAAGGTCCTGTCGTAGAAGGTAACTTCTTAACTACAGTTAGAGAATACAATGCAGACCAGAATGGATTCTCTCCTATACATTGGAACTCATGGAAGACAACATGGACAGGAACTGATGTAAACAGACAAGTTGGTTCATGGCGTGGTGGAGGAAAAGGTAGAGTAAGACGTCGTAGAACTATTACAACTACAACTACAACAACTACAAAACAAGCAAGAACTGGTGTAAGATACAGAGTCACTCCTGTTATCGAACAACAATCACTTGGTAGTAAAGTTGTATCAGTAGAGCATATCCAGTTTATGCGTTCTAGAAACATAGAGTTTGTATGTCAGAAACTTAAACCAAGAACAAAATTCTTTGCATTCTTTGATGGTATTGCAATACCTAAGAAACTTATTACACCAAAAATTATTGGTCTAGTAAAAGATCCAAGCACAGATTCACAAACAAATAACATTCCGTTCCAAATTGGTGAGACAGTTTATGTTAAAAAAGGTAATGGTAAATTCAGATTTAAGGCAAGAGTATCAGCTCCTAACGAGAATATTGCAATCAATCCTCTTGATGGGACTGATATCAGCACAACAACCGACTACACCTCAAACCTAACATTTATTAATATTGATACCAAGTCACTTGCAGATCAAGTTAAAGGTAGTTACTATGGTTCTCCTAAGTTAAATGATTACTTAGTTGGAGAGACTAGTGGTGCAGTTGCAAAAGTTTCTAGCAAGGATCTAGTTACAGATAAGAAAGGTAATCTTCGTGGTTCATTCTTCATTGATGCACCTAACGTAGCTGGTAATCTTAAGTTCAAGACTGGTACAAAACTGTTTAGACTTAGTGACACATCAAATGACAGTAGAGTTGTTGGTGTATCAGATTCTAGTGGTGAAGCAGAATTTAGTTCATCAGGTATTTTACAGACTACACAAGAAACTATTATATCTGTAAGAAATGCAAGAGTTACATCTGAGGATCAGTTTGATTCTAGAACATTAGTTAGTGTCACAGAAACATCTAGAGATGAGACTAGATGGTGTGACCCACTAGCACAGACATTCTTAATTGAGGACTCTACCCTAGAAGGTGGTGTATTCTTAACTAAGATTGACTTGTTCTTCTTTACTAAGGATGAAGAGATTCCTGTTGCAGTAGATATTAGAACTGTAGAAAACGGTAATCCAACACAAACCATATTACCATTCTCTAAGGTTGTAAAACAGGCAGAAGATGTATTTACATCTACAGATGCTTCTAAACCAACTACGTTTACATTCAAAGCACCTGTATTCATACCATACAGAACAGAACATGCGATGGTGGTAACTTCTGACTCAAACCAGTATAAGGTATTCATCTCATTACTAGGTAATGATGCTATTGATGCTGCACACGTTGGAGAGAAGATATCTGAACAACCATATATCGGTGTTCTATTTAAGTCACAGAACGCATCTACATGGACACCATCACAGTACGAAGACTTGATGTTCAAGATTTACAGGGCAGAATTTACACTCCCATCAACAGCAGCACCATCTAGACTTATACTAGAAAATGGTGAGTTGGGAGAAAGTAATGGTGGATTCCTTAATCTAAGAACAAATCCATTTGTGACAACTGCGGGCAGTGATCAGATCAGAGTATTCCACAGTAATCATGGTATGCAATCAGCACTTAACTACTTACAGATAAGTGGTGTTATATCTGAGGTGGCAGACAGTCAAATATCTGCATCTAACCTTGCTGCTGATGGTTCATCTGTTGTTCTTACAGATCCAGATAAATTCCATACAACCATAGGTGGTAGTTCAGTTAGCAACACAAATCCTGGTTTTATAAGAATACTTGGTACAGAGGAAGATGGTAGTGGTGACGAAATTATTGCTTATCAGGCAATCAATACTACCACGAATACAATTACATTTGCTACAAATGGTAGAAACCATAATGGAGTTGCAGGATCTGCAACTGGTAAAGCACACCTTGTAGGTGCAGTGGTTCAATGCTATAACTTTGACGGTATACCTTTAACTAAGATCAATAAGACACACAGTAGTGGTGTTACATCTATAAACAGTCCACATAGTTACAACTTACAAATTAGTGGTGTAAATGCGGGCACAGGTATATTTGGTGGAGGAGGCAACGTTGTTGCGTCACAGAATATTCCATGGGATGTTCTATCACCACAGATACAGAGTCAGGTAGAACCTCGTACTAGCATTATTTCTAGAGTTCAAGGAACTAGTGGAACATCTTGCGGACCTTTCCCAACTGGATCATCTGCTGAGGTATCCTTTGTTAAGGACAGTGACTTCCAAGACATTACTATCGGAGAAGAGAATTACTTCCCTGCTACTAAAATAGTTGCAAACCAGATTAACGAGATTAATAGAATGAATAGTGTTAAGTCATTGACACTTGAGTTGAATCTGGATTCTGAGGTATCACACCTATCTCCTGTAATTGACCTAACTAGATGTGATGTTATAACTACATCAAACGTAATTAACAATATAGAACCAACAGCAAATGTTGGAACTGAGTGTGCGGGTAACTACATTACTAAGGTTGCAAGATTGGAAAAGAGTGCAACTGGACTTAAGGTAATGCTTGCTGCTAATATATGGACACAATCTAAGATTGTGGTTATGTTTAAATTAGTACCAGTTGGATATGCAGATAGTCTAGACGATTTGCCATTCCAATTCTTTAATAGTACAGGTGTACCAGATACAGGTTCACTAATTCCAAATAACGATTTAGTTGAATTTACTGACTATGAGTATACAGTTGAGGATGTAGAAGAGTTTGATGGTTTCCAAATTAAGATAAGTCTACTCAACCACGCACAACCATATATACCAAGAGTCAAAGATTTAAGAGGAATCGCTCTAGCGTAATGAAAGATGAAATTGAACTAGTTCCTGTTGAGGGTCATACAACTCTCGGCAGGGATCCTGAGTCTAATGCAATACTCAATACAGACACATCACAGTATGATGCATATATTAAAGCAAGGGATGCTGCAAGAAAAAAGGATAGAACACTAGAAGACCTAAGAACAGAACTTGATGAAGTAAAGTCACTTCTGAAGACCCTAGTAGAGAAGAAGGATAAATAAAGTTAAGCTAAATATTATACGGGAATTCTTTTAGAGAATGGCAAGTGCTGTATCCAATCTAATAATATATCAAGGTGCTGACTTTATCATCGACTTTACGGTTGAGAATGATAATGGTACAGATTTTGACCTAACTGGATATACAGCAGCGTGTTTGATCAAAAAGCACTACACAAGTAGTACTTCGCAAACAGTGACTGCTGCAGTTTTATCTCCTGCGACAAGCGGAAGAGTACAACTATCTCTGACTAATTCACAGACCGCTGCTATGAAGAGTGGACGGTTTGTATATGACGTTGTAATAACTTCTGGATCTGGCATTAAGTCCAGAGTGTTAGAAGGATCGGTAAGCGTTCTTGAGGGGGTAACACTTTAAATGGCAAGACTAAGATTTGGAGACCAATCAGTTCCAAGAGTCACACGTGTCGCTACAGGTGGTGGCGGTGGCACGATTGGCGGAATGTCAGACGTAGATTTGACAGACACATCACAGGGCGGACTAGCAAACGGATCAGTGCTCGTTTATGACGCATCAAGCACAAGATTCATCGCCACAAATGTATTAAACGACATAACAATTAACGGGGGTAGCTTCTAATGGCATCAAATATCCTGATAAAAAGGAGTACAGGTTCTACCGCACCTGGCACCATTACGTTTGGTGAACTCGCCATTACTACTGGAGCAAACGGAACCCAAGCAAATGCGGGTGATAGACTATTTGTTGGAGATAACAATGGTGCTGCACAGATTGTAGGTGGTAGATATTTTACTGACATGCTCGATCATGTGCATGGAACACTTACAGGAAGTTCTGTTGCTATCGTAGATAGTAATTCAAAGATAGATCAATGGTTAGTAGATGACATTGAGTTAAATGCTAACGTAATAACAACTTCCACAACAGATGCTGACCTTATCTTCCGTGCAAATGGCACAGGTAAGTTGGTCATCGAAGATGGACAAGAATTAGAATTTGGAACTACAGGAGATGTAGAACTCTCATTCAACGACTCAGATGCAGTTTTAGACATCAAGCGTGTAGCAGGAACCCCCGACTTGCGTATCGCTGATGATATGAAACTAAACTTTGGTAACACAAAGGATGCTTCTATCAGATATGATGAGACAACTTCTGACAAGATCCAAGTAGAGGGTGCAGACTGGAACTATGGCACTGGTGTCCAAGTCAATATTGCAGACACCACAGACGCTTCTAACGTTGCTACAGCAGCATTTACAGTTGCGGGTGGTATTGGTGTTGCTGCAACTGCACATATCAAGGATCTAAATGTAGATGACAATGTTACATTAGGAACTAACAATGGAGATTCTCTAACAGTTAATTCCACAACTACATTCCAAAATGGTGTAACCTTCAATGGACAAACCAATATTTCTGGTAGTACACAACAGACTGGTGACATCCAAATTGATAACCTTAAGTTAGATGGTAATACATTATCTACAATAAACAGTGTACAAGAATTAATACTTGACCCTGACCCTACAACTGATGCGGGTGGTCTTGTTATTATTAAAGGTGACCTCCAGATTGATGGAACTACAACTACAGTGAACTCTGCTTCAATGTCAGTTAATGATCCTACAATCGAACTAGGAGATCCAACAACTCCTGTCACACTGACTGCGGAAGCAACTGGTGGGCAACCAGACGTTGTTGTAGATGCTGTAGATCAACTACAAGTTGGTGACTCAGTTACCTCAACAACTACAGGAATTCCTAACAGCACAACTATTTCTTCTATTAATACTGGAACTAAAACAGTTACATTAAGCAACAACTTATCTCAAACAATGGCAGCTGGTTCTGTTCTTGTCACAGTAAGTGGTGCTGATGATGCACTAGATCGTGGTGTTAAGGTTCACTACAATGCTTCTGGAACTAATAAGTTTGGTTTCTTCGGTTATGACCGCACAGGTGGTGGTGACGGAGCTGGTGCATGGACATTTATTGAAGATGCAACAGATACAAACACTGTATTTGGTGTAACAGGTAACCGTGGTACAGTTGTACTAGGTGATCTAGAACTCGATACTGACCTTGAGGTTCAGTTCGGTGGTACTGGAGCTGGTACATTTACATCAAATGGTATCGTTTATGGTAACGGTACAAATCCTTTACAGGTAACTGCAGAGGCAAATATGAGTTCACCTGGCACAGGTGCTGATGCGACAACATCATTCCAAGTGCTTACAGTTACAGCAGCGGGTGTACCTGTGTGGACTGACACAATCGACGGTGGTACGTTTTAAAACATGGACGCAAAAATTGTTATTTCTATACTACAAAAGAAAATTTCTGAATTGACACTGATAAATGTAATGATGGAGGCACAAATCCAAGATTTACAAACTCAGTTAAATAGTATGAGCACTGACCAACAATCTGAGAATGCTTTAGATGGCAACGAGAATCAAACTAAAGAGATCGACGGTAGCAGCGACAGTCCCGACGACTTCTAATTTAGAAGACGGTGAAGTCGCTCTTAATATAGCGGATAAAAAGTTATACGCTAGAAACGGATCAAATATAATTGAAGTAGCAAACCAGAAACCCAACACGGGTGAGGTGGTTACTTCTATGTTGTCTACTGACATAACGAATGGTCAGGGCAATACTTTTTATGTTGCATCGGTAGGTTCGGATAATTCAACTCTTCCTAATGGTGGTAACGGTGGTTTACATCCCGATACACCTTTTCTTACTATTACAAAGGCACTTACAACTGCCACATCAGGTGATACAATCATAGTTGCACCTGGCGAATATCAGGAAGTCTTCCCAATGACTATTCCTGATGGTGTTACATTACGTGGAACCAATCTAAGATCCACATCTGTAAAACCAACATCTGTTACAAATAATAATAATGCATTTATATTGTCTGGTGATGCACATATCTCAGACTTAACAATCAAAGATTTTTTCTACGACAGTGGCAACGATAAAGGATATGCTTTTGTTGTAGTATCAAACATGAACTCTACACAGAGTCCTTATGTTGAGAGAATTACTGTATTAACAAAAGGTAGTGTAGTATCTGGTTCAGATCCTTATGGATATGCACAGGGAGATGCAGGACGTGGTGCTCTATTAGATGGTGCAAATGTCGCATCTGCATCACAGCATAGTTCTGTATTATTCAATGAGTGTACATTCATTACACCTAATCAGGTTGGTGTAAAGATTACTAATGGTATGCGTGTAGAGTGGTTGAATTGCTTCAACTATTTTGCATCTATCGGTATTCAAGGTGTTCAAGGTGCAACTGGTAAATCTGGTTCTGGTAATACTAGATTGAAACTAGGTGGTGTTAGTGGAACATTCTCTACATCTGAGGTTGCATATCAATTAGAAAATAGTTTCCAGTCAGGAACTTATGCAAGATCTAGTGCTACAATTACACTGACAAGAACTGCACATGGTCTATCGACTAATGACTACATCTATGCAGATCATATTAGTGGTGCAGGAACTGATAACTTCTATCAGATTACAAAAGTAGATAACAATACTTTTACATATACAGACAGTTCTGCATCTGGCACAACATCTGGTAACGTCACTTATAAGAAAGCAGTTGCACGAGGTGTGGTTGCAAGCAATGATGGTACATATGTATTCATTACAGGAAAAGGAATTGGTGAATTTACAACTGTCAATAAACCAGTTAAGGTATTAAGTAGATTTGGTGACTCACAGTTAGATACAGCACAGAAAAAGTTTGGCACAGCATCCATACTATTAGACGGAACTGAGGATAACGTAAAAGTTCCAAGTGACGAAGACTTTGGATTTGGTACAGCAAACTGGTGTCTAGAAGCATTCATAAGACCTGGCAGTGTATCAGGTGTACAAAGAATATTTGATCTTAGAGATAATTCTGCTACAGATACAGCACCTACAATGTATCTTGATGGAACTACATTACATTATGCAGTAGGAAATACATCACAAATTAGTGGTGGTACATTAGCAACAAACACATTCTATCATGTTGCAGTAGCAAGAAGTGGTGGTACAACAAAATTATTCTTAGATGGAACTGAGTTAGGCACATATACAGACTCTAATGATTACGGATCAACAAAACCTGTTATCATAGGTTCTGATTATCAAGCAAGTCCTACACAAGCATTTAACGGACATGTTGATGAAGTAAGAATCAGTAAAGGTTCTGCTCGTTTTACTGCAGGATTTACTCCAACAACAAATGAGTATGGTTCAGATATCAATACAGTACTATTGCTCCATGCTAACGGTACAGACGCCTCTACGACCTTTACAGACGTCTCTGGTGGAACATCTGATATTAGATCTAGTGGTGGTGATACTGCTACATCTGTTATCACTGCTGACTATTCTGCGTTTGGTGCAGAAATGCGTTCAGTTGCATCTGCATGTGTATACGGACAAAAAGGTGTACAGGCAGATGGTTCTGGTGTAAAACTTATATTGACTGCACATAACTTTGGTTATGTTGGTTCTGGTGCAGACTTTACAAATGACCCATCACTTGCAGTTCAGAATAATGAGGTAGAAGAACTTAATAGTGGTAAAGTATTATTTTCATCTACAGACCAAGACGGTGACTTCCGTGTTGGCGATGCATTTTCTGTAGACCAAGAGACAGGTAATGTATCATTTGCTGCTACATCAACAGCTCAGTCTGCTGCAAACATCACATTAAGTGACTCAACTGGAACAACTAATATATTCCCTGCGTTTATTGAGACTGGTAATTTAAGAATTGCGGGTAACAGTCTTACATCTACTACAGGTCAGGTTATCGTTGACCCTTCTGGTCAAGAAGACTTTGTTGTTAACGCTGAGACAATCGTAAAAGAGGCAGTATTCTTTGACGTTAATAAATCAATTGCTTTTGGTAGTTCTGTTCAAGGTGCTCTAAGAGTTAGAGGTTTTTCTGATAGTTTATTGTTTGGTTCGTCTGAAGCAGCAAACTTCTCATCCAGAGCATTTATCGTATTTAAAAATGGTTTAGGTACATTAAATCTTGATAGTGCAGGAAACGGATACGTTGGTGGATCTCATACCGTTGAACTTACATCAAATCCAAACACAATTGCAACAGCAACAGCAACAATTGCTACAACTGGTGAGATTAAGAAATTTACAGTTACCAATAGAGGTAACATGTCATACACTGCAGTTCCAGACGTTACTCTTTCTGGTACAGGTAGTGGTGCAGGAACTGCTCAATTAAGTTCTGGGCAAAGAGTTATTGCTGTATCAGTAGATGCGGGTGGTAGTGCTTTTGTATCACCAACTGCTGCTTTTGCTGCTCCTCCAGAACAAACATTTGTAGGTGGAGTTGCTACCGTTGACTTAGCAAACGATAGTATCAATATTGATAATCACCCATTTGAGACTGGACAGCAAATATCCTTAGATACAACAACATTAGACTCAAACGCTGTAGCACCCACAGGTCTTGCTGCAGGAACTTATTATGCTATCCGTGTAGATGGAAATAACTTTAAAGTTGCATCATCAGCGTCAAACGCTAACAATGGAACTGCTGTTAATATAACTGGAGCTGGTTCTGGTAACATGTTCTTCCAAGGTGTTACTGCTTTAGGAACTGTCCAGATATCTGCAGGAGCAATTACTGGTGTTACTATTACAGAATCTGGAACAGGATATACTGGTGCACCAATAATCACGATTACCGACTCAGCTGGATCTGGCGAAAACTTATCAGTTACAATGGGTCAAAATCTTGACGCAATTATCGTAGGCACAGGTGGAACTTATGCTAACACTGCTACTCCAACAGTAACAATTACAGCAGGAACTGGAGATACCACAGGATCAGGTGCAGCTGCAACTGCGACTTTAGGATTTGCTATTGCGTCTATAAATTTAGATTCACAAGGTTTAGGATATAGATCAAACCCAACTATAAAACTTACACCCGAACCAGTTGCAGGAGAGAACTTAGTTGAAGCTGTTATAAGTTCTATACTAGATGAAAAGACAGGTAGAATTGGATCAATTACTCTTGACACTGCAGGAAGTGGATATGAGTCAGCACCTACAATTACATTTGTAGGAGGTGCAGGATCTGGTGGAACTGCACAGTTAGATGTACAATCATTATCTGGAACAATAACTGCATCAGGATCTGGATATACTGCAGGAACTTATAATAACGTTGCATTTACAACTACAGGAAATGGAATAGGAGCAACAGCAAATATTACCATACCTGGTTTTTCTGGAACAATTACTAACGCAGGAACTGGATACACAGACACAGGAGAAACTCCAGTATCCATTGAGTTTAGAAACCCTCCAACCACAACATTTACAGTTACAGTTGCAGATAGAGCTAGATTAGAACTCTCAAGTATTACAGGAACATTTGCAGTAGGAAATACGGTTACAGGTTCTGTATCAAATGCTACAGGTACCGTATCATTTGTCGGTGCTGATTACTTATATCTTAGCAATGTAACAGGAATATTCCAAGATGCTCAAACAGATACTATCTCAAATGGTGCAGGAGCAAGTGGAACTCTAGAATTAGTAACTGGAGTCGTTAACAGATACTTTATTGATGGTAATGAAGCAGGAAGTTTTACACTTATAGATGACAATACATATCGTTTTGATACATCTGATGCTTCAAACACTAATCACCCTCTAGCATTCAGTGCTGCACAAGGAACTACAACTAGGCAATATAGAACGCCAGGTACAGCTGGTTCATATTTTGAGGTAGTTGTTGGTTCTGTATCTTCTACTACATCATCAGGCACATATCAATGTACAGTTCATGGAACTGTTATGGGTGAAGGTGGTGTAATTACATACACTACAGGTGCTGCAGGACAATCTGGTGTTGGTATGTCAGCAAACATTACCATTGCGGGTGGTTTAGTAACTGTTGTTGAGATTTCTTCACAGGGAACTGGCGGTAATTATTCAGTAGGACATACATTAGTAGCAGATCAAGATGATATTGGCGGTACTGGTAGTGGATTCGAGTATACTTTACAATCAAACAATACAGGTGTATCATCTGTTACAGGCATATCGTTAACTGGTGAAGGTTACCTTGTAGGAGAGGTATTGAGTGTTGATGACTCCACAGTCGGTGGTGGAGGTGGAGGTGGATTCCAATTTACAATTAATGCTGTTGGTTTTGCAACTGCAGTAACAGTTGGTGATGCAGGTGGTGCTTACGAATTAGCAGATACATTAATAATAGGAGAAGTTGGATCACCTGGTTCTGTTCAAGGAAATGGATTAGCTCTTAGCATTGCAAGTATTGCATCCGAGAAAGGATTAGAATTAAGTCAAGAAGGTCTATTAACATTAGGTGCAACTGCTGCTGAACAAGTAACTATAAACAAAAATGGACAGTTACAAACACCAAACTGGAACGTAAGTTCTTCTGGTGTTATTACAGCGGTAACTGGAGCATTTAGTGGTAATGTAGCGGTAACTCAAGGACTTACAGTTGGTGATACTCTTGGTGTTTCTGGAGTATTCACTGCAAGTGCGGGTGTTCAAATATCTGGTGGAACCAGTTCAATAGCACAAACATCTCTAAAAGTTACAGATGGAACTGCTGCAGCACCTAGTATATCATTTGATAACTCCACCACAACTGGTTTATTCAGAGAAGGTGCAGACATTGTTGGTGTTAGTGTTGCAGGAACCCAAACAGGTAAAATAGATTCTAGTGGTTTATACTTTACAGGATTAAAACTTGACTCAGATATAACTGAAACAAATCCATTCTTTGTAGTTGATACCGCCACAAGCAAATTAGAATTAGGAAGTGCTACATCTAATCTATTCATTGATGGTACAAATACCATTGGTACAGGTGGATCAGATATTAACGTACCACTTAATTTTGACACCAAAGGTGAAGGAGACTTTACATTTAAAGGTGGTGCAAACGTTGACTTCAAGATTACAGATGGAACATCAGATGTTGTATCAATAGATTCTGGAACAGGAACTGCCACATTCTTAGGAAACTTAGATGCGGGTAAGTTACGTATTAGACAAAACGTTGTAAGCAATAATAGTGCAACATCAACTAGATCATTTGGTCAGGTTCTTACATTGTCAGTCACAGGAACTGGATCTGGATATACAGATGGAGCATACACACAAACTGCAACTACAGGTGGAAGTGGAACTGGATTGACAGTTGATGTAACCGTCGCCTCTGGAACATTCTCATCAGTTGTTGTATATGATAAGGGTCAAAACTATAAGGTTGGAGATACAATTACAATCGCTGCAGTAGGTGGTGGTACAGGTGTATCAGTTACAGTTAGTGACATAGATGGTTCTGGTGTTGTATTGAAACCAGGCGGAGGATTCGATGTATTATGTGATTCAACTGGATCTCTTGTAATTCCATCAGGAACTACAAACCAACGTCCTAATACATTAGATCGTATTACAGGTGCTATCAGATTTAATACTACACAGTTACAGTTTGAAGGTTTCAATGGAAATGACTTTGTATCTCTTGGTGGTGTTCGTGACGTTGACCAAGATACATTTGTATTAACCGAATCATCGCCTGGTGCTGACGAAGACACATTTGAATTCTTCAATACTGGTGTTAATTCATTAAGTATATCTCAAAGTAAGTTTATACTTAGATCTGCTAAAACATTTGATGTTCAAGGAACTTTAAGAATTGATGGTGTTACATCATCTCAAGACCCAGTAGATATCCAACGTGGTGGAACATCTATTGCTAAGTTTAGAGATAAGAAAGATTTTGAGATATGTGATGGTGCTACATCTGGTTTAAGACTTAGACAAGTTCCACAACAGGGTGTCGTAGCAACTATAGGATCAGTAACATCTAATGGAAATAATTATGGAACATCAGCAACATATACTGCTGTAGCATCCACATCAAACTTTGAAGGAACAGGAGCAACATTCACTGTTGTTACTAATGGAAGTGGTGGTATATCAACTGTAACAATCGTATCTGGTGGAACTGGATATGAGGTTGGTGAGGTTATCACAATTGCAGGAAACTTAATAGGTGGAACTCCAGTTACCGATGACATATCATTCCCAGTTGCAACTATCAGTAGTCCATCAGCACCATTCGCTAGAATGGATATTATTGCTCAGGATTTTGTAACTAGAACAGATGGTAAATCATTCCTTGCTATAGATGCTAATGGATCAGAGACAGCATGGAAGATTAATAGAGGTTGGGCAACAAATACAGAAAGTTATTTGACAGTATTTGATTCTACTGCAACATTCATGGAGTTGGATGACTGTCGTGTAGAAGGTGGTCAGTTAGCATCGTTCCCATCAACTTCATCTATTATTCAATTCGATAGAAATGAATATAAAGGAGCAAAGACACTCATAACCATCGAGAGTGATGACAATAAAGTTCACATGCTTGAGGTTACAACTGTATGTGCATCTAACGGAACTACTGCACATTCTACAGTCACTAACTCAGTAACTTCTGACAATAATTTGATGGATGCGACGATTAGTGTTGTCGGTAGTAACGTGACTATCTCACTAGCAAAATCTAGTGCTGCGACATCATCATCAAACTTCACTGGTAGGTTCACAACTACAAAGGTGAAGGTATAAATAACCTCTAGGTAATCTAAGACCATGCCGATTAAGAATTTTTCATCTATAGGAGGATACGCAGTAGATTCTACTGAAGTATTGAATACTTCCAGAGCTCTGAAAAACATCTCAGCAATGCACATGGTGAGTGATCATTTCACCGATGCAAACAAAGATATCTTTATTCTTAAAAGGCAAACCGATGCTGCCAATAACACACAGCAGTTATCATTAGATGGTACAACACCTCTTGCAGGAAACACACCACCATTAGCGAACGACTCCGTTGCTTTTGCAAGTGGAACTATATTTGGGCAAGAGACAACGACCAATATATATGTTTATGCAGTAAAATTTGACCTTGTAATTACTACCTCATCTACTGGAACTCCTACAGTTGCTTCTGAAAGGAAGATAATTGTCAGGAACAATCCACCAGGTCAGGAAACTTGGAATGTAGTTCCCGCTGCAATCACAATTGGTGCAGCACCATTCTTTACTTTTCAAGTATCAAGTGTGACAACCTCATCTACAGTTAAGTGGGTTGGGAATTTAGAATTAACCGTTGTTACATAACCTTTAAGGAACGAAATGAGTTTTCAGATTAATACTGACCAACAGCGAATTGAAGCTAGCGGGACTAAAGCGACAGGAAATTGGACTAACGCCACGTACAGTAGAACTGCAGCTGGTGTGGGTAATATCGTTTCGGTTGCTCATGGTATTGTAGGGACAGATAAATTTTACATTGACTTCACAAGTGGTGGTGAGGTAGATGGAGAGTTTATAGTAACTAAGGTAGATGACGATAATTTAAGTTT